AACTGCAACTATCCTTGAAAGTATTCCTGGATATGCTACAACTTCAGATGGTGCTGTAGATAGTTCTTACGCAATGGGTGTTCAAAAAGTTGGTCTATTAAACAATAGATTCAATGTATATAAGAACCCTTATATGTTAGAAAATCAAATCCTTGTTGGATTTAGAGGTTCTAACTTCTTAGAAACAGGTGCTGTATATGCTCCATATGTACCGTTAATTATGACACCATTAGTTTATGACCCAACTAACTTTACACCGCGTAAAGGCGTAATGACTCGTTATGCTAAGAAATTAGTAAGAAGTGAGTTTTATGGTAAAGTTATTGTTGCAGATGTAGACAGAGTGTAATAAATAACATTACAGAAATCGAGTAGTTAATTTTTAATTAACAACCAACAACTAACCCCCAGTTTGCTGGGGGTTTTTTGTATGTTATAATAATCGTTTTTCTCAACTTCTTATATTTATTTATAGAACTATTTAACGGAGAAATTATATGGCTCAAGAACCAATATGGCCTGGTTCAGGTTCAGCAGTTAGTGGCAATACACCTTTTGGAACATTTGATGATGATTCAACTTATCAAACAGAAGCTCCAAAGTTTGCAGACTGGTGTTCAAAAAGATTAGGTTATCCACTAATGAATGTGGAATTACAAGACAAACAATTTTATGCTTGCTTAGAGGAAGCTGTGACTGAATATTCAGCACAAGTAAATCAATTCAATATTAGAGATAATTTACTTTCATTACAAGGAGAATCAACTGCATCAAGTTTAACTCAGAAACGAGTAACCCCGAATTTAGGAAGAAGTGTATTTTTATCACAAGCTTACGGAACAGAAGCGGGAGTTGGTGGTTTAGTTGATGTTAAATCTGGTTCTATTGATGTTGTTAGTGGTTCACAAGATTACGATTTGAACGCAATGTGGGCAGATGTATCTGAATCTGGAAACGCGATAGAGTTAAAGAAAGTGTTTTACCAAGAAACACCAGCAGTTCAACGATATTTTGACCCTTATGCTGGAACTGGAGCTGGGACAATGAATTTATTAGACCAATTTGGGTTTGGTAATTATTCACCAGCAGTATCATTTTTGATGATGCCAGTTTACGCAGATATGTTGAGATTACAAGCGATTGAATTAAACGACCAAATCAGAAAATCAGCATATACATTTCAATTAAGAAATAATAAATTAAGAATTTTCCCTAAACCAGACTCTGGATATAAACTACACTTTAATTATTTAGTTCGTTCTGATAGGGATAACGCTCTAATCACAGAGCATTCAGGAAGTTCAGATGTAATTTCCGACTTTTCCAATGTTCCTTATGATAATATGACTTATGGACATATTAATGATGTGGGAAGACAGTGGATTAGAAAATATGGTTTAGCTTTAACAAAAGAACTACTTGGAATAATTAGAAGTAAATATGGAGCTATCCCGATTCCAGGTGCCGAAACAAATTTAGATGGAGACACTTTACGAACTGAAGCATCTACGGAAAAAGAAGTTCTTGTTACACAACTTAGAGAAATGCTTGACCAAACTTCTCGTAGAGCACTACTTGAAGCCGACAAAGATGAATCAGAGTTCCTACAAGAAAAACTTAAACGAGTTCCTTATCCAATCTATATAGGTTAGGAGTAAGAGATGGCCAATCCACGATTTTTCGGAAAAAAAGATTTAGATACATTTGATAGAGTTAACAAAGAACTTATCGGTGATTTAAATAACGCAAATAGTGGAATAATTGACCAAACTGTGATAGTTTACAAAGTATCAGCAGCTAACACAGAAACAAATATGTATGGTGAATCATCAAGCGGAAAGGTTTTTAAACCTGGTGTAGAATTAGCTTGTTTGGTTGCATCAGATGATATGACATATAATACAGATGAATTTGGTCCTGATTTGAGACAAACAGGAACATTCTCTTTTGTGAGACAATCTCTACGAGATTTAAGTTTAGTATTGGAAATAGGAGATGTTATTGAGTGGTTTACAGCTTATTGGGAAATTCAAAATATAAATGAAAACCAATTAGTAGGTGGACAATATAAGCAACTTGACGGACAACACATTCATTCAGTCGTATGTAGTGCTAACTTGTTAAGACGAAGTAATCTTAACATTGAAGAAGTGAGAAGTATTTAATGGAACGAAGTAAAACTTTACCAAGAAAAGAAGAAATATTATCAACAAGAGAGAATTTTAATCGAGGATACGATACAACTCGTAGAGATGATAAAGATAAACTAATATCAGTTGGTTTGATGGATATTGATGCAGCTATAATGTATTACTTCAACGAGGTAATAAAACCAGAAGTAACAGAGAATAATGAAAGAGTAAAAGTTCCTGTTTATTATGCAAATCCTGAAAGATGGAAAATTATTCAAAGAAACGGGTATTTACGAGATGTTAAAGGACAGATGATTACACCTTTAATTATATTCAAGAGAACATCAGTTAGTAAAGATACAAATAATACATTTTTAGCTCGTTCTATCAGTCCAGCATCATCTAATTATACATTTAAAAAGAAATATACAAAAGAAAATAGATTTACACAAACTTCTACATTATTTGAAAATGATGAACCATTAGAAGAAGCACATAATGTTGTAATGCCAAGTTTTGTGACAGTAAATTATAATTGTATTGTATTTACACCTTATATAGACCAGATGAATGAAATTATAGAAAAGATTAGTTGGTCAAAAAATTCATATTGGGGAGAACCAAATAAATTTAAGTTTAAAGCTGGTATTACATCATTTACAGATACTTCAGAATTTGAAGGTGAAAGAATTATTAAAAACACATTTGATTTAAGTATGAAAGGATATTTAGTTCCATATTCATTTGATAATATTGTTAATACTCAAAAAGAATATTCAGATAGAATTGGATTAGAATTAGGAGTTGAATAATGGCCACAAGAACAAAACCAATACCACGAAAAGAACGAATACTAAAAGGTAGAGAACTTAATAGAGGACTACAAAGAGGTAGAGGTTCTGAAACAAATCAACGAAAAGATACAGTAAAAAATGTTTCGGTTGGTTTAATGGATGTTGATGCGGCAATTATGTATTATTTCAACGAGGTAATTAAACCGAAAGTAGTTATAAATAAACAAGAAGTAAAAGTTCCTGTCTTTTATGCAAACGCAGAACGATGGAAGTCAATTCAAAAAGACGGATATGTTCGTGATGTTAAACAACAATTGATTACACCATTAATTGTTTTTAAAAGAACATCTATTGAATCTAATACAACTTTACCAATAGATAAATTAGATGCAAATGACCCTAAACAATTTTATACATTTGAGAAAAAATATTCTCAACAACACAGATATGACAGATTTTCAGTTCTTCAAGGTATGCTACCACAAAAAGAATATTATACGACAGCTGTTCCTGATTATATGAATTTAAATTATGAGTGTATTGTTTGGACACCTTATATTGAAGATATGAATGGAATTATAGAACAAATTAACTTCTCAGACGGAGCGTATTGGGGAGAACCAAATAAATTTAAATTTCATTCATCAATAGATTCTTTTGAAGATGCAACTGAGATGGCCGATAATGAAAGAATTATAAAAACTAATTTTAATATGAGTTTTAAAGGATATTTAATTCCAGAGTCTTTTAATGAATTTTTAAATACACAAAGATATTTTACACCAAAACAAGTAGTAGTAGAAGATGAATCTGGTTTAGTAATATCATCACTATTTTCACCAGATAGTAGAAGTGAAAAGGTTAGTATTTTTTCAATTGGAAAACCATCACTACCAAGTGGTTTAGGTAGTGCAACAGATTTTATTAGAGGTTCATCAACAGGAACAGGAACACAAGCACAAGATTTAGAATTTACAAATACTTATGGTGGTAGAACTTATTATATAATGAGAGGTGGTGGAGAACCAACATCATCAAGAGATGAAAAAGCGATAATATCAGTTTCAAATGCAAATTCTATGTATAATTTAAAATCATTTAGAGTTTCTGGTAGTCAATCGTCATCTTTATCAGCAAGTGCTGGACAAATTTATCAACCAACATTAGAAAGTGAAAGAAGAATAATGAGTTCATCACTTCAAGTTAAATTAAATGGATTAGAATTAACATCAGCAAATGACCAGGTTGGATATACAAGTGGATTTGATTATTATCTTTCAAGTTCATATAAAGATGTGGTAATAAGAAAAAGACAATCAGATAATACTGGATTTACTATAACAGATTCAGATTATGTAACAATTTTGTATCAAAGTGAGATAACATAATGGCAATACAAAGGGAAATAGATAAAAGAACAGGACTAAAAGGTAGAACATCAAAATTTACATTCCCAGTATCTGAATCTAAATTTTCTGGTGATAGAGTTATGTTTAACGATACTGGAAGTATTAGATTAGATTATTCTATGGATAATAAAAATGGATTTCCAGTAGTAGATACAGATGTGGTTCATTTATCTGGTGGAAACGAGAGATATTTTTATCAAAGAGAACATTTTAAGTATTCAGAACGAAGCACACAAACTTCCGCATATAATGAGTTCCAACCAACAATAGCTGACAATTATTGTATCAGAAATGGTAGTTTAAGAATATTTATTAATGGTGTTGAACAATTCTCTAATACTGACCAAACAGCGTCAGCATCAGCAGACTTTTTTATAGATTCAACACAAAAAAAGATTAGAATCCATAGATTGACTTATGACAATTATGGAACAGAGTTAAAAAGTGGTTCGGTATTAGACCCAAGTGATTTTTTACCACCAACCACAACAGGAGACGGAAGTGAATCTTCCATACAAATTAGTTTTCAGAGAGAGGCATCAGTATGACATTAATTGATTTAACAACACAAGCACAAGCCCCACAATCTGGTGGTTTAATATTACAGAGTTCAGAAACTACAAGTTCGGTAACAGGATTATATACATTACAATTTGACTCAATAGATGTTACTAATTTAGGAACAGGTAGTTTGGATATTGGTAACACGAGCACATTAACAACTGGTAAATTAAAGTTAAATCACTCAACCGACCCAGTGATTATGGATGCTAACGATAATAAAGTAATACAAATTTTAACATCGGGTGTTCCAAGTGGTAGTGTAAAAATTTTTGGTGATTTAACCGTTGAAGGTTCAGCCTCTTATAATAATGTTTCTACATTTGCAGTAGAAGACCCTATTATTGATTTAAATTTTGTAAGTGATACAGCCGGGTCATCAACAGATTCTGGGTTAAGAGTTGGTAGAGCAGGTTCAACAAACGCACAATTAATATTTGACCACAGCGAAACCAGATGGGCAATAGATAATGCAAGTGGTTCTTTGATTAATCTTGTTGGTGTTTCAACGGAAGATACATTAACTAATAAAACAATCACTGGACTAAAAACTTCAACAATGGCTAACCAAGCTAATTTAACATTTAGTGGAGACGGAGAAGTATTGGGATTACCAGC